CAGCTAGTGTTTATGCAGGTTCACTTGGATTTGCTCGTAGCTTAATTGTTAACAGCACCCAATGGGGCAACATTATGGGTTACAATGATGGTGGTCGTCCAATCTATACAGCTTCAAATCCAATGAATGCTGGTGGAGCAGTAAGCCCACAATCATTACGTGGAAACGTTGCAGGACTAGATATGTATGTATCACGTTCTCTAGACGCATACACAACTGGTGACCAATCAATGATTATCGTAAACCCAGATTCATTTACCTGGTACGAATCACCAAGATTGTCTCTACGCACTAACGTAATTAACACAGGTCAAATTGACGTAAATTATTACGGATACGGCGCACTAGCAGTTAAAGTCGCTGGTGGCGGAGTTTGGTTTAACAAGAACTAATAAACCATTAAACGTGTGGGTGGTTCGCCCCTGTGCCACCCACACCCTTAACGAGAGGAATAAGAAATGCCAGTATTAGTAACAGCAGCTCAGTTAAGAGCTGTACTTGGCGTTCCAAATACTCTTTATGATGACACAGCATTAAACGCAATTATTGACACATCAGAAGACGCAATAGGTGATTTTCTTATTCAATGGAAAGTTGGAATTGACAGACACGCTTGCCCAATAGCAACCGAAACAACAATTCACACAACAAGACCACACAAATTTTACGAAGGACAAACAGTAGCCATTTCAGGTGTTGAAGCACACGTAAACGGCAACAAAACAATTTCAGCAATAGTAGATGATTACACTTTCAAAATAACAAACGCAGCTGTACCAGTTCACCAAGAATTTTATAACATTATCCCTAATGGTATTGCAGCCGAAAACGATTTATCACAATACAACGGCGTAGCAGCTGTAGAAGAAGCCGTTTTACAAATCGCTGTAGACGTATTCCAATCAAGACTAGCTGCAGGTGGCACACAACAAGCCCTAGACTTTACTCCAGCCCCATACAGAATGGGCAGAACCCTTTTGTACAAAGTTACAGGTTTAATAAGTAAATATATTGACTCTAATAGTCAAGTAGGTTAACTATGCCTTTAAGTACGCTACGTGCAAACCTTAAAACAGCAATTACCTCAAACACAAACTACACAGCTTACGACCACGTACCAGAAATCATAATTCCACCAGCAGCCCTAATTTTAGCTAGTGACCCATACCTTGAACCAATGGTTATAGGCAATAGCAAAAACTATTACGTACGACTAACATTAGAAGTTGTTAGTTCAACGTATTCTAACCCAAGCGCGCTAACAAACTTGGAAGACGATATAGAAACCATTCTGGGTCTTATTCCGTTAAACTTTATTGTTTTATCGGTAAGTAGCCCTAGAATTAGAAGCACTAATAGTACAGATTTACTAAGTGCTGAAATACAACTACAAACAGCCTACACAGGCTAGGAAAGGTAAGAAATGGCAACAACTATTTTAAGTGGTCGTAGTTTAACTTTAACTATTGCTACAATCGCATACAGCGAACAAATTTTAGACTCAGCTATCAACTTTGATACCGAACGTTTAACTTTTGACACTCTTGCAGGCAAAGCATACAAATACATAGACTCAAACGTTACTCTTGATATTAACTTTTTGAATGACGCTGGTAAAACAAGTCCAGGAAGTTTATACAAAGCATTATGGGACGCAACAGAGTCAGCACCAGACACAGCGTTAGCTTTTGTGCTAACACTTACAACAGGTGTTACTTTAACTGGTAACGTATTACCACAATACCCAGGAATTTCTGCTTCAGGTGCAGACGCACAAACTTGTTCAGTATCTCTACAAGTTGTCGGCATCCCAACAGAAGACCTAACAGCAGCTTAACCAAAACCAAAGAACAGGGGCACACAAAATGCTTAAATTACAAATATCGTGGGAGTTAGAAACAGGTGAAAAGTTTGATGAGTGGACAAGACCTATTGAACTTGCTATGGCAGAAAAAGAACTATATAACAGTAAATCTATTATTAAAGTTCTTATGGACGAAAGCACACCAAGTAACACATTACTTTTATTTCTTGGTCACAAAATCCAACAGCGTGTTACTAAAAAAGTTGAAAGCTTTGATACTTGGAAAACCAAAGTCATCTCTATTGCAGCTTCTGACTTTGAGACAGCAAATTTTACCAAGCCCGAAGTCTTGGGCGAACAGCAGTAGAACTAGCAATAGCAACTGGGATAACACCCGACTATTGGCTCAATGCCGAACCCGATATTTGGGCTACGGCTATAGACGTGTTAAACGAGCAAGCTAATGGCTAATGCAGTAGCTGGTAAAACTAGCAATAGTAAAAGAACTATAAGGGTTAAAGTTGATGACTATGAGCTTCGTTCACTTTTAGCTACGTTTAGTAAAATGGACGACATAGCCAAAAATGATATGAAAAAGATAGCTAATGATTTAGCAGAACGCGCAGCCAAATTTGTCACTTCTTACGCTTACAATGCACCTAACCCTGCACAGGCAGACGCAATAATGAAATCACTTAAAATTAACAGGTCAGACAAAGCACCTAACTTTACTATGGGTGGCAACACAAAAGTTACCCGAAGTGGTGCAAAGGCTGGTACGCTTTTATTTGGTACAGAATTTGGGTCTAACAGACTAAAACAATTCCCACCACGTAGCCCAAGTAAAGGGCGTGGTAATCGTGGTTGGTTTATTTTTGTTGCTTTAGAACGTTTTCAACCAATTATTGTACGCGAATGGTTACAAGGCTATGAAAAAATAGCAACTGAATGGAAAGGTAGGGCAGCTTAAATGGCTGAAATTAGGTCGTTAAAACTTGCTTTACTTGCCGACACAAAAGATTTTATTCAAGGGCTTGACAAAGCCGATAAAGAAACTAAAAGTTTTAGTAATAAATTAGATGACGCATTAAAGAAAGGCGCAGCAGCATTTCTTGCTGTTGGCGCTGCAGCTGGTGCTATGGCTCTTAAAATTGGTATTGATGCCGTTAAAGCTGCTATTGAAGATGAAAAAGCACAAGTATCACTTGCCACAACTTTACGTAATACAACTAAAGCCACAGATGCTCAAGTCAAATCAGTAGAAGATTATATTGACAAAACAGCACGCGCTACAGGTGTTGCAGATGACCAATTACGTCCAAGCCTTGACAGACTTGTTAGGTCAACACAAGACGTTACTAAAGCACAAAAACTACAAACACTAGCATTAGATATTGCTGCAGGTACAGGTAAAGACCTTGCCACAGTTTCAGAAGCACTTGGTAAAGCCTATGACGGTAACTTAGGTGCATTAAAACGTATCGGTGTTCCTCTTGACGAAAACATTGTTAAAACTAAAGATTTTGACGCAGCAGTAATTGCATTATCTACAACATTTGCTGGTCAAGCAGACGCAGCAGCTGATACTTTTGCAGGTCGTATGGCTCGTATCAAAATTGCTATAGATGAAGCCAAAGAACAATTAGGTTTTGCTTTACTTCCACTACTTGAAAAATTTGCTAAATTTGCAACAGATAATGTTGTGCCAGCCATTCAAGGATTAGTTGATGGACTAACAGGTAAAAAATCATTACGCCAAGCCACGATTGATGCAGGTGGAAATGTTAATTTGTTAAGTGATGACCTTAACGCTTCTTATAATGCAAGTCTTGAGTTAGGTAAAGCATTTAGAGATTTGGCTGAATCAATTGGTGAATTATTGGCTATTGACCCTAAGACTGGTGAAAGTTCACTTATTAAAATTATCGATACTTTCACAATACTTATTGGAAAAATTGAATCAGCAATTGAAGCATACGAAAGATTTAAGGCTTCATTTGTTGGTGGTGCTTTAATTGATGCATCGGTTGGTTTATCAAAGGGAGCAGCAAGTTTATTAACTGGTAAACCTAAACAAGCTGTTAACAATGTAAATATCTTTAATAACATTAAAGGAGTACTTGACCCTCAAGCCACAGCTAGAACAATTACAAAAGTTCAAACGACAGCGTTGAAAACAACAGGTATTAAACCAATGATTCCAGGTAGATAACAATGACTGTATATACGCCAACTTATCGGGTCACTATTGCAGGAGTTGTACAGACTTCTGAAATTTTGTCAGGTGGCACTATTACTTATGGCCGTAACGATTTCTTTGAAGCAACACAGCCCAGTTATTGCAACATAGAACTATTAAACTTAGATGGGGCAAGCCCAGTAGTTGAGCTGTTAGACCCAGTAATTATTGAAGTAACAAACTCAGCAGGTAGTTATGTCAAATTGTTTACAGGTGAAGTGTCAGGTGTTTATAACAGGTTTGAGGGCGCAGGTTTAGCCGGGAAACCTAACACATTACAAATACAAGCCATTGGTGCTCTTGGTTTATTAGTTAAACGTACAGCAGGCGCAATATCTTATCCAGAAGAATTAGACGGCGCACGTATACAAAGAATACTTGAAGAAACTCTATTTATTGCTTGGGAAGATTTAAGTAACACACAAACTTGGAATGACTTTACTACTGAAACTTGGGATAGTTACGGCATTCAAGGAATAGATACTATTGACCCAGGACGTTACGAAGTACTAGCTAGAAGTGCCGAAATTGACCAGGCTTACAATTTAACTGACGAAACACAACAATCAGGCTTAGGCTATTTATATGACACCACAGATTTTGAAATAGGATACGCTGACGCTGAGCGAAGAATAACTAATTATTCAACTAACTTAATAGAACTAAACGCAGACCTAGTTAACGCTGACATACAAACAAGGCTACAAACAGCAGACATTGTTAATAGCGTTGTTATTCAATACGATGACCCACCATTAGAAGAAGCAGCTCAAAACGATAGCTCAATAAACAACTATGGTTTGTTGCAAGAAATCAGAAGAACTATACTAGCTGAACAACTTGACGCTCAAGAACAAGCTGTAAACTTTGTTAACTTTAGAGGAACACCTAGAACCTCTCTTGAATCTGTAACAGTAAATTTATCTAATGACGGAATGACAAATCTTGTTAGAGATGATTTATTAGGTGTATCTATGGATACTTTGCTTTACTTAGACAATGTCCCAGTAGGGCTATTGCCTGAGGGTTACTTTGAAGGCTTTGTAGAGGGCTGGACTTGGTCACTTGAGCGTAAAGCCCTTGAGCTAACTATGTCTGTTTCTAACTCAATCTATTCAACCCTTGATGTACAATGGGAAGATTACAACGCTGTTATCCAATGGCAAAACTTGGATAATACAACCACGTGGCTTGACGTTATTTAAGAAAAGGATAAACTAGAGATATGCCGAATACAACCAATTATTCATTCCCAACGCCTGCCGATACTGATTTAGTAAAAAATGGTGCAGATGCAATCCGTGATTTAGGCGACGCTGTTGATACAGCTATGAACACAGCCCTTGGTACTAAAAAGGCTGGAATGGTTTTACTGAATACAACTAGTTTTAGTGGAGTAGCCAGTCACAGCGTTTCTAATTTTGTTTCTGCAACTTATTCAAATTACAAAATTGTATCTCGTATTGCTGGTTCAGCAGGTTTAGTTTGTAATTTTAAGTTTAGAGAAAATGTTACAGATAAATCAACTAACTATTATGGTGCTTCTTGGTTTTATAGATTTGACTCTAGTTCAGGAATTGGTGCTGCAAGAAACAATGGTACAGAAGCAGTTATAGGTGCAACAAAAAGTGGTGGAAATTGCGTATCTGAATTTCTTTATACTGTGACAAGTGCTGGTGCTGACGGCTTTATTGTTGGTTCATCTTTTGATGATAACTCAACAGGTGGTTGGACTTTTGCTTACAAATGTGGAGCAACAAACATTACAGGTTTTACTTTACTTGCAAGTTCAGGAAACATAACAGGAGAAGTGAGTGTTTATGGCTTCAACAAATAAAATCTTTGTACAAGACGGAGAATCAGTTGTTGAATTAACTGGTGCAGATAAAGAAGCGTTTATTGCTGATAGAGAAGCATCATTAGAAGCACAACGCCTACTCGAAGCCGAGTATAAAGCCAAGCAAGATGCACGCGATTCAGCGATTAAAAAACTTGGTGAAATAGCAGGACTAACAAAAGAAGAACTAGATGCAATCCTTTAACCACAAACAATTTTCTTTAGCTGCAATTGCTTTCCTAGCAGCTTGGCAAGCAACAGACTTTGCCCTTGA